TCATAATCCTGGGGTCGGGGGTTCAAGTCCCTCCTTCGCTACCATCGCTGTCACTCGCGACCTCCCCCTTGTTGGGCCATCAGTGCCGGTCGCCAAGGCGACGACGGACTGAAGGCGGCTGACCACCTCAATTTGCCATTCGCCCGATTCGAGCGGTGTGGCGTAGATCACGTCGATCAGATCGCGGATCTGCGCGGTAACTTCCTCGCTATTCGCATCCCCGGCACCGAGGCTGTCCGCGAGGCCCTGGATGCGGGCCCGATACGCTTCGGCGATTTGCGGGTGCAGCGTCACCACGTTGACCGCAGCGGCTTCGTCCAGCGCTTCGCGCGCCGCGTCGCGTTCGGCGGTCTTGGCCGCCAGTGCCTCGCGAATGTCTGCGAAGTCGGCCGCTCCGGCGGAAATCGCGGCGACGAGGTTTGCGATCGCGCGCTCGGCCGCCTGCAGGCGGCGCGCCAGCGTGGCGCGTTCACGCGCCGATGTTGCGGCACCCTGGCTGCGCTTGGCGTGATACTCGCTCACCACCAGGCGCATCGCCTCTTCCGACAGCAGCTCCTTTTTGAGCCCGTCGACGACGCGGTGCTGCAGCTCGCTCGCGACGATCCGCCGCGTGTTGGCGCAGGTGCCAACCTCGCGGTACCGCGAGCAGCCGAGCCGCCCGCTAACCACCATGATCATGGTCGCGTCGCATAGGCCGCAGCGCACCAGGCCCGACACCAAATGGCGCGGCCGTCGGCGCAGCGGCAGCGGTTGCGTCGCGCGGACATGCCGCGCGTCCTGGACCGCGTGCCACTCCGCGTCGCTGACGATGCGCAGATCCGGCATGTCGATGTGCTGCAGATCCGCCGCCTTGTTCGGCCGCGACACGCGCTTGCGCGATTCGGGATCGCGCACCATCCGCACGCGATTATAGACCAGCCGCCCGGCATAGATCGGATTGTGCAGGACGCCGATCATGCGCGCGCGGTTGCCGACGATCGCCGAGGCGCGCCATTCCCCACCACGCGCCGACGGAATGCCGTCGCGGTTCAGATCCTTGGCGATGGCCTTGGGGCTGCGGCCTGCGGCATATTCTCGGTAGATCCGCCGCACCACTTCGGCCTGCTCGGGATTGACGGCGCGCTTGCCCTTGATCGGCTCGCCCTTGGCGTCGAGCTCGCGCACCACGTCATAGCCGTAGCACAAGCCGCCCGGCATCGACCCGCGCTCGGCCGCGCCGCGCTGGCCGCGCCGGATCTTCTGGCCGAGCTCCTTCAGGAACAGCGCGCCCATCGTGCCCTTCAGGCCGATGTGCAGTTCGTTGACCGCGCCTTCGCTCAGCGTCTCGATGCGCACGTCCGCGAATTCGAGCTGCTGATAGATGGTTGCGATGTCAGCCTGGTTGCGCGCGATGCGGTCCAGCGCTTCCGACAGCACGATTTCAAAGGAGCCGCGCGCCGCGGCCGACAGCATTTCGCTCATCCCGGGCCGCCGGTTCGATGTGCCCGAGATGGCGAGGTCGCTATAGACGTCGACGACGTCCCATCCTTCGCGATCGGCGCGTTCCTGGCAGATGCGGACCTGGTCTTCGGCCGAGGTGGCCGATTGGAGATCGCTGGAATAGCGGGCGTAGATAGCGCAGCGGGGGCGGGACATTGACGACTCCGGGATAAGGTTCGAGCGCGCGCACCATCCTCTTCCGCCATCTGGCGGGCAATCGTGCGCACGAGCTCGGCGATCGCGGGGTGCATCAGTCGCGCTCCTCAAACGGGCGTTGATGCGCGCAGCCAAGGTCGCCGCGCGTGGCACAGACGGGGCATGGTTCGCGGGACCATGCGGGCGGGCGGCGATCCCCAGGAATGGTTGGCATCCTTGGTGCCGGAGGCCGATCAAGGGTCTGCACCAGAGTGGCTTTCATGCCGCCGGCGGAGCGCGCAGCCGCGTGCCGTTGCCCTTCGGTGACAGGGGTTCGCTTCGGGGATATGGCCGGGCTTGGTTCGCGGGATATTGGTCCGCCTGCGATCAAGGCGCGAACCTTCGCGACGGTTCGCTCGGTCGGGTGAAACGCCTTTCTGATTGTGTTCAAGGCAGCGGACGGATTGTCAGGATAGAGCGGCGAGACAAGCGCGCGCGCCGTCACGCAACGTCGCCGAGCCGCAGACTCGATTTCCGCGATCAGCTCGATACCGGTTGGTCGCATGCTGGCGGCCTTCGTTAGAACCGCCTTCATGCCGCCACTCCTGCCAAATACGCCTGCAGCCTGGACTCCCGCACATACAGGCGGTTATTGGTCACCGGATCGACGCCGACACGCGCGAGCGCCTCGGTGCTCCCGTTCGCTGACAGGAGTTCGGCACCGCCCGGCACTTCCAGGATCACGTTCGTGCGGCGTGCATGCTTGAGCAGCCAGGCACGCATCGGCTCACGCTTCCAGGACGCTGGGCGTTCGCAATGGGCGATCACCGTCCCGGCCGCGTTCAAATCGATGACAACGCCAGTGCGATCCGGGCGCATTGCCGCCGGGAGCGCAAGCCGGGCAACCCGCTGCGATCCGAGCCACAGGCATTGGAAACCGCTGCAGGCTTCCGGTCGCTGTTCGTAGATCGCGCAGCCGCCAGCGCTGCAATGCGCGCACATCACCCGCTCGGGCTTAGGCGGTTCCATCGCCACGCGCATGAGCGTGCAGCAGAGCGTGCACGATCCGCACGCGGCGCTCATGCGGCCACCGCCAAAGTGCTGTAGCGCTGGCGGACCAGGGCACGCAGCGCGAGGATCTTGCTTTGCGTGCCCGAAAGCATGCGCAGGTTCGCCCAGTCGGACCATTGTTGCGTGGTGCCGGTCAGCAGCGTCTGGAAGAGGCGATCCGGATCGATCGCTGGCCGTTCGTGGGCGAGCAGCGCCAGAATCGCACCGAGCATTGCCGCCGGTTGCACCAGCACCTCGTCAGGGAAGGCTTCGCCGATCAAGGTCAGAGCCTGACCCAACGCGCGTTCGCCATGTTTGATGAATAGCGTTCGGAGCGACCCGACAATCATAAGTTCGCCCGGCGCGACATGGGCGGGCTGTTCGTGACGGGCGATCTTGAGGCCGGCCGCATCGACCAGGCGCGCGATCGCCAGCGCGTCGGCATCGCCAGCGCCAAGCGCCGCACGGAAGTCGTCGATGCGGCTCATCCGCTTGCGGCCGCGGTTGGAGGCGATGAAGATCCGCGCTTCTTCGGCCGGGCCGGCGCAACGCTTCAGCACGCACGGCAATTGCGTGATGTCGCCGCGCAACTCGGCCGCCGCGCGCCGGTGTTGCCCATCGATGACGAACAATGAATCGTCGGGACGACGTGAGACCTTGAGCACGTCAAACACGTCCCAATCCCATTCGGCTGCGATCGCGCGGATCAACTTGCGCGATGCGTCGGTCTCGATCGAGCGCTGGTAGCTGTCGTCGATGCGAAGCTCGCCGAGTGGCACCCATTCGATCGAGGGCTGTCGGCCCCGCGGCAGAGCGTAGGAGGCTATACCGCCCCCCGCGGCTTTTTTGGAAGTAACGGTCATTGATACCCCCTGCCGGTCTTCAGAACGGCTGCAGCGAGCTTCTGGCTGCCGAGGCGCGCATCTGTCAGGCGCTTCCGGTCAGCGCCGGTGTCGCGCATATAGGCGTGGACGCGACGGACATGATCGAGCCGCACGTCCAGAAACTGCGCGATCTCCTGATCGGAATGGCCGAGATCGGCCATGTCCATCACTGCGGTTTCAAACGAGGTGGTGCGGCCTCCGCCGTGGATGATCGCGCCCATCACTCAGCCGCCTCGAGCATGTCGTCGGCATCGGCCGCGACGGCGGATTCGTTGCCGCGGAAGCGGAGCAGCGGATGCACCCAGTTCGCCGCAGCGTGCGCCATCGATGCGCGGGTCGCGGGATGCTGTCCGGTGACGACCTGCAGGACCTGGCGCGAGATCTCGCTGCTCTTCATCCGCGCCCAGGTGGCGAAGGTCACGCGTTCGACCATCGGCTCGGCGATGGCGAGGCGCTGTTCCTTGCCGAGCAGATCGAGCAACTCGACCGTTGGCTGCCAGAAATCGCGTAGGCCCTCGTCGGTGCCGAGACCGACCATGTCGGCAAGGGCGTCGTGGAGCGGCACGCTGTAATCGCCGTAATTGAGCGACCGTTCGATCGCGAGGCCGGCGGCGATCGTCGCGGCAAGCGATTTGAAGTCTTCGTCCTGGTCGCGATAGGACTGGAACGCGGCCACGAGATCGTCGCTGCTGAAGGCCGGGCACAGGTGCATATCGCGCATGGCGTGGATCCACAGGCGATTGCCCGGCATCGCCTGGACCAGGGCGCGCGCGCTGTCGGGCCCGGCCGAGGCGGGTGCCAAGCGCGCCACACCGATCGCGTTGCCCGGCGTGTTCGGCGCGATCATCTGGCGCAATTGCGACCAGACCAGGAAGTCGCGGCCGACAGTGCCGCCATCGCGCGCATTGCCGACCAGCGCGGCGCGCAGGATTGATCGACGCAGCGCGCGGAAAACGTCGACGCCCTCTTGCGTCAGGCCATCCTCTTGCTTGATCGCGGCATCGGCCGCGCGGCGCGCGTCAAAACCCGCAACCTGGTTGACGGCCGCGCCGATCGCGCGCGGCTTGGGGGCCGGCGCTGCGGCGGCGGCCGGCTTGCGGGCGTCGGTTTTCGCCTTCGCGCTTTCCCACCAGAAGGTGACCTCGGGCGCGCCCGTGGCGTCGATGCGGATATAGCCGACGACATCCCCTTCGGGCAAAGCAATGCTCGAGGCTTCGCCGGGAACGACGGGGCCCGTCGACAGGAACAGGAAATGATCGGGCCCGCCATATGTGGCTTCGGGCGGTTTCGGTACAAAACGCAGATCCGGGCGGTTGGCGCGGGTGCGGATCTCGTCGCGCAGGCCCGCCAATGCGGCGTCGGCCAATTGCCGCAACAGATCCGGGTGGCAGATCAGCGCTCGCGCCGGCGCGGCGTCGGCGGGATCGTCGAACAGATCGAGCTCGAGCGCACCGCCGGCGGCGAGATAGGCCTCCTTCCCGACAAAGCGCAGCAAGCGATTGGCCTCGGCATCGCCGATCTTCAGCCAGGCGCGGATGCGATCGGGCGTCTGCTCGAGCGGGGACAAGAGGCGCAGCGCGTTGAAGGCGGAAAGCTGCAGCGCCTGCTGTTCGGTTGCGCCATAGGCCTCGGCCTGCAGCTGCGAGATCTGCCCCGCCTTCAGCGCGTCGAAGATCGGCGGGGCGAGCATGCCCAGCCGATAGGCGCGATAGGTGAAGCGCGGTTCCTGACCGAGCCGCTCGGCGATCGTCTCGAGCGAATCGCCCGCCACATGCGAGCGCACCACGCCCTGGGCGATCTCATACATTTCGAGATCGAGCCGCATCATGTTCTCGGCCTGGCTTTCCTCGAGCAGCTGCGCCTCGGTCAGCTGATCGCGCTCCACGACGTCGATCGGCCAGTCGGCCGGGAGCGCGCCCGCCTTGATCAGCGCGCCGATCGCGCGGCAGCGGCGGCCGCCGGCGTGCACGCCATAACGATCCTTGCCGTCAGATGTGGTGCCCTTGATCGGATGAACCTTGAGCGCGTTGACCAGGCCGAGCGCGAGGATCGAGCGGCCGAGCGCCTCGATCGTCATTTGCGCTTTGCGATTGGTGCGGACGTTGAAGCGGCTGATCTCGAGCTGATCGAAGGTCACCGCCTTGCGCAGGATAGCGGGCGGGAGTTGCTGAGCCCGCGCGGACGCGATCGTCGCGGGATACTCGGTCGGGGTGCTGGTCATTGGCACGCTCCTTCGGTTAGGACCGAGCGAGCGGGTGCCACCGCTGGACGGCCAGGGGCGGGGGCGAGGTTGGTCACCTCGCCTCCAGAGATCGGCAACGCGCGCAGCGGGCGCGGCGCGGGGCGCCAGCGGGTGCAGCGCTGGGCGAGATCGAGGAAATCCACGGGCGGATGGCCGGGGCGGTTGCCCCACCAGGCGCGCGCCTCGGCCTCGCGCTCAGGCGTGAAATTCTGCACGCAATCGAGCGTGCCGCAGCGGGCCGTACAAAAGCCGCGATCGCCAAAGCCGATCATGCGCGCACCTCGCTGGTCGGGGCGGCGCGGGCGGCGCGCCAGTGTTCGAAGGCGGCGCGATGTTCCGGGCAAAGATCCTTGCCCGGCGCCGGTTGGTGCGCGCAGCGGGCACAAACCGGCGCATCGCATGTGCCGCTCTTCCTGGTCGCGACCTTCCAGTCGCACAGCAGGGTGGCGGGGCGACCGCAGCCGCAGCGCTGGCGGGTGCGGGACGAGCAGACGATGGCGGTAACGCCACCGGGTAGCGCGACGCGCTCGCATGTCATGCGGCACCGCGCGCGTTGACCGCGTCGACGAGCAATTCGGCGATCACGGTCGTTGTCTCGTCGCTCAGATTGCGATTGGTATCGACGACGAAGACTTCCACGCCGTTCGCGTCGATCACAGATCCGGTTTCCTCGTCGCAGAGGCGCAAGGGCAATCTGACGCCGAGCCCGGCCAGCGCGACAAAAAAGCTCGTCATGCCGACACCATCGCCGAGGCCATCAGCCGAAGCGTCGCGGTCTTGGTCCAGTTTTCGAGCAATCCCTTGTCGGGGCTGAAAGTGCAGGTGGACACGACGCCGGCGCAGGACAGTCGGCTGCCATCATAGCGCGTACGGTATGTGGCACCGTGGTTGGCGACGAGGCCGTCGATGATCGTCGCGGCGGGAACGCCTGCCCGGGTGAGTTTGCCGACATAGTCGGCCGCTGCGATCAGCTTTTGCCGTTTGAGATCGATCGCGCTCATCAATGCACCCGATCGAAGGAGAAGGTGGGATGCGACCTGTCGTGATGCGGACCCCTCAGATGGACATTCAGCACGTCCGAAATCCCGTGCACCTCTGTGTGCAAGAGCTCGCGCGCTTCGGACTCCGCCTGTTCAACCGACGATGCTAGGATCGCATAGGAACGCTGATCCTCACTGGTGACTTCAAAATCGATCGTGACGACGATCTCGCGCTCGCCACGATCATCGAACAACGCCCAATGGCGATCGTAATAGCGGCGACATGCTTGCAGCGATGCCGGGTAAGGCATGGCGGCGATTTCCTGGAGGGTGGGCTTGGCCATCAGTCCAACCCCAGCGCGGCTTTGTACATTTCGAGCATCGCCTCGGCCTCGTCACGATGGTGCTTTTCCATCTTGCGTAGGCGCACGATCGTGCGGATCGTCTTGACGTCGAATCCGGTCGATTTGGCCTCGCCGTAGACATCCTTGATGTCGTCAGCGATGCCCTTCTTCTCCTCCTCGAGGCGCTCGATCTGTTCGATGAGCAAGCGGAGCTGGTCCGCCGCAATGACGTCGGACATCATTCGACTCCTGTCAGCTGGGTGACGGTCACGGCGTACGTGTTCTTCGTCTGGCAATGTTCGACGGTCTGGGTGCCAGCAGCGGCATCGACCGAGATCACCCGATAAGTCGGCTCCGGATCAAAGCTGAGCAGGCCGCCGATCCAGCCGAGCAGTTCGTGGGCGTTGCCGGTCACACCCGTGGTCGCCTCGCTCATAGGCCGAACAGCGCGCGCAGCGCCGCTCCCAAATTGCCGGTGGCGGCGACGGCCAGCAGGCCGGCGACCATACCGATCGCGAACAGGCCGGGGCCGCGGTGAAGCAAGCGGTGCAGCAGCGCGCGACGCGGATCGCTGGGGCTGGGTGGGCGGCAACTGGGGCAGCCGCAATCCATGCGGTGCGTGATTTCCGGCCGGGGCCGGACGGCAAGGTCAAGTTTCATCGTGACATCTCCCGCTGGATCATCGCGAAGCCGGTCGCGAGCGCGACTAAAGCGAGCCACAAGGCCGCCTTCGCCAAGGAAGGTTTGCTGAGCAGCAGCACGCTGACGCCGAAACCGGCGGCGGCGATCGCGAGATCGATCGCGCAGCGCGCCAGGCGCGCGCTCCGGGGGTGGCGGTGACCGTCGGTGCTCATTGGACGACGCTCGCCGCAGGCGGCGTGGCGCAGGCCGAGCACAGATCGGGCTCGGCCCAGAAACACGCGCAGCCGAGCGCGTCCATGCAGGCATCGCCATCACTGCACGCGCAGATGCGGCACAGGATCGGCGCGGGAAGATCCGCGCCCTGGGCGATCGCTTCGAGCTGGGCGAGCACGGTCAAATCGAAGCGATAGGCGAGCCGCAGCGCGACGATGGTGGTGAAGGTGGCGGGCATGGCGTCGGCCTCGATCAGCTCGAGCCATTCGCCGCGTAGATGCTCGGGCGTCTGCGGCTCGGTCGAGACGCGCGCGGCGATATCGGCGATGCTGAGCCCGGCGCGCTGGCGGCAGCGCTTTAGGTACGCGCCGGGGGTGAGCGTGCCGGTCATGATGACAGGCCGTCGGTCAGGACGCTGGTCACCGCAGTACCGGTGAGGTCGGTCGGGGCGGGTTCGACCAGGGTGATTTCGATCACCGGATCGACCGCATAGTGCAGGGCGTGCGCCAGCTCGATCTTGGCGAGCGAAATAGCGAGACGTGCGCGCCGGATCCGCGCCAGCGCAGAAAAGGATCCGGTCGACCGCTGGATCGGCCGCAGCGCGTCCTGGATCGCATCCAGGTCGATCATGATCGAGACGATGGCAGCGCGGTTGCTCATGCGGGTTTCCAGGCAGCAGTTTTCCCACCCCGCCAGCGGATGCGGCGAGGGGGCGACGGTTCGGCGATGCAGGTTCGGTCAAGCCCGGGGGCGGGCCGGGCGGATCATGGCGGTTGTTGCTCGTGCGCGATCAGCGACTGGATCACCGCGACGGCGCGGTGGTTGGCCTCGATCGATTCGACGGTTTCCTTCAGCGCCTTTTTCAGCGTGCGGCTGTCGGCACCGGGCAAGCTCGCCTCGATCAGCGCGACGTGCGCGTCGCCGCCTTCCTTGACCACATCGCAGGTGACGCGGCTGATCGCATAGGCGTTGCTGAAAAGCTCGGGCTGGGCCGCGTGCAGGATGGTGGCGACGGCTTCGAAGATCGGCATGCCCGGGAAGCCGGCACGCATATGCGCAACGTCGAGCTTGATCATGTCGATCACGGTCAGTTGCGCGCGCTGGTCGGGATCCGACAGCATGCGGAGATAGCCTGCGGTGCGCCCGGTCGCCTCGACCGCGCCCGACATGGTGAGCGCGCCGAGGACCTTGTAAAGCGCATCCTCGACGGTGAGCGGCTGGCGCAGCTTGGTCATGCCGCCACCGCCTGCGCTGTAAACCATGCGGGCGATGCCAGCAGCATGGCCCCGGTGCGATCGATACAGAGGGGAGGTGGCACCGCCATGGGGGAGAGGGACCCGATGACGGTGCCGGTACGCGAACAGGACGGGTTGGGGGCACGTGCGCCAAGTCGAAACACCGAAACCCCAGGGCAAAGGTTCCGGACGCACGCGATCCGGCCGACCCGTCGGCGGCCGAAACGGGAAAAGGGGGACGTCGACGGCAGGCGGGAGCGCACCCGCCGCCGACGCTCGCCGCCCGGGTGGCGGCAGAGGGAAAGGGATTGTGCTGACCCCGTCACCGCGCGGGCTCCAGGCTGGCGCGGGGGGTGGCCGAGTCGTCGGGGTAGATGTCGGGGCGGAGCACCTCTTTCGGGATGCCGGTTTCGCGCTCCACCAAGAGGACGTACTCTGCGGGGAGTGGTTTTCCCTCGCGCAGCCAGTCATGAATTGTCGACTGGTTGCGACCGATCAAGCGACCGAACGCAGATTGCGATCCAGCGGCTTTGATCGCGGCTGCCAATGGCGATTCGAGGGGCTGTTCCTTGTCCACGCATCGACACCTACCGCCATGTCGGTAGGTGCGTCAACCGCTTCGGCGGAATATTATTCTACCGGACTTTCGGTAGATTGGTGTCCATGACGCTGGGCGCGAGAATCGAGGAGCGAATTAAGGTGCTGCGGCTTTCGCAGTCCGAATTAGCGCGCCGCGCAAAGGTGCCACAAACCACCATCAACAGCCTCATCCGGGGATCTCGGCGCACGACTCCGCATCTACTCAGGCTAGCGCGCGAACTCAGCACCACGCCCGCCTATCTCACGGGTGAAACTGATGATCCGGAGGCGGATGCTCCGACATTACCCGCGCTCGACTTCGAAACGCGCGAGCTCCTGGACGATGTCGCAGATATGGACCCGGCTGACCGCCGCGCGATCGCCCAGATCGCGCGCAGCCTCACGCGGCGCGTGCCCACCGGGCGAGAAGGCCCTGCGACCCTGCACGCGCCCGCCACCAGCTATCGCGGTCCGCCCGTCAGCGAGAACGCGCTGGGGCAAATGATCGAGGGGTTGCTGCGGGCTGTTGATCTGACGGCTCCCGTGCCCGAGCTTGCTCGTGAGCTTGCAGAGCTGTGGCCCACCGCGATCGCGCAAGTGCAAGGTCCTCTCTACGCGTTGGACGATGAGACGTCGGCGGCTCCAGCAAAATCGCCTGCAACTCTCGCCAGCGCCGGTCGCGCACCGCGGTGATGACGGCGCACTGCACATCGCAGCGCGGACAGCGCAATTCGCACGCGGGCGACGCCCGATACACGGTTCCAGTCATTGGTCTTGCTCCCGGCCTGGCCGTCGAGGCTACTTCAACGGCTTCAGGTCGAGCTACAGGCTGGAGGGGAGATGGTTACTTCTATGTTGAAGGAACTCGGCGAGCAGGGGAACAATAAATGGCGACTTTTCGCGTTAAGCTCGGTGGTGTAGAGGATAACCAAGTTGCTATTGAAGCCTGCTATCCGGGCGATTCTGTCAGAGTTTATGGTTCTCGGTCAGATCCACGTTATTGGCTAGTCCGCGACGACCGCGATAATGATTTGGGTACGCTTCCTCGAAGAGGGAAACTGATAGACGAGGTATTGTCGGGCGGCCATATGTGGGATGCCACGGTACACAGCATCGACGACCCGACAGAAGCCAAGCCGTTTTTCGGTCTGTCGATAGAGATCGAAGTGCGATCTGCGCAAGAACAGGCTATCTATCAAGCTGCGACTGAAAAAGTAGACCATATCATTGCTACTGGGCATGATAGAGCGACGTCATATAAAGTCGGCATTGTCGGCGAATCGAACTATCAGCCCGCGATTAAGGCTGCCCGCCGGGGCGAAGCTGTCACCATCCTGCGCGAGCTGGGCAATCCTTACGACAGCGACGCGTTGGTCGTGCGGTGCGCTCGCAACAAGACAATCGGATATGTCGCGCGTGATAGCTGGCTACGCGAGGCGATCCTTGAGGAGGGCAAGGGCTGCACCGCCTCGATCGTGAGCATTGAGCGCAACGGAGCGCCGCATCTTGGTGTTGTGCTCGACGTGATGCTCAACAATGATGGGATCCCCGAGTGCCGATATTCGGCAACGGGAACCTCCGCTATTTCCCAAACCGTTCCCGATGCGGTGCCATATCGGAGCTTTCTCACGCGACTGTTCGGTCGACCATGAGCGGGATAGATGATGGGGGAGGCATGATGTTAGAATTTAGATGGGCGAAGCTCGCAGCATTGATCAGCGCGGTGCTTATGTCCGGAATATCATTTGAGGTACAGGCTGCGGACCGTGGTCCAGTGCAGGTTTGGTTCACTGGGGAGCCCGCAGAAGTCTCTGATAAACTAGCAAACCTTTGCGCCGATCGCCAAGCGGCTGTTGTCGAACAAGATGAGCACCATGTCTTGTGTCAAAGGGAGGTCTCTGGCGCCAAAGGCATTTTTGCACAGGTTCTATTGGGCAACAGTTATTCCACCTCGCCCCAGCTTAATATCCGATTTGCCCTGTTGCGGGACAGGAAAAGCGTTCGGGTTCAAGCCTCGCAATGGATCGAACTACAAATGGCGGGAGGCCAGACACGCCGTACCCCGCTGAACAATCGGGAGCAGGAGGATCAACTTTTAAATCTACTCGTCGGATTGGGCGCAGATGAAAACGCACCAATGGCGCAATGGCTACCGCCCGCCACCCCGGATCAAAACCCTGTACCGGCCACGGCCAAGCCCTGATCGTCGGCGTACGTGGTAGGGTACCGAGGTCACACGCTCAATGCCGATGCTCGATCTCATTGCGCGCGGCCTGGGCGAGGAAGGCGCTCCGAGTAAGGCTGCGCGAGGTCGCGGCCTTGTCGATCGCGTCGAGCATACCGCGATCGAGCGACAGGTTCACGCGCGCGACGGTGCCGCTGTTGCGGATCCACGGCACCGCGATGATGAACGCGCCATCGCGCAGATCGTCGGCGGCAAGCGCCTGGACTTGATCGAGCGGGAGCGGCGCGACCTCGGCGGCATCCTCGAACCATAAGGCGAGCGCATCGCAGGCATTGGGCAGAACCTCGCCGATCTCATCCGCTGCCGAGAAACAGCCTGGAAGATCGGGGAAGGTGACGCCGAAGGCGCTGTCTTCATCCTTGTGCACGATGGCGTAGAAATATTTCATAGTCTTGCTCCCAGGGGGCGGGGGATCACACCCACCCCGCCATTTTCGCGATGCTGCGGGCGGTGCCGAGCGGCAGGTCTTTCTTCGGGTGCGGGACAATCACCGTGATTTCATCCTTGCGGAATTTGTGGTGCGAGCCCTTGACCGACACGAGATCGAACCCTTCCGCCACCAGCCGCTTGACAATTTTCTTGCTGTCCCGTTCCATGCGCAAATATATACACATCATGCGGAGGTCGGTCAATCGCTTTTGCGCAAATACATGCGCAATATGCTGAAATGTTTCGGGCTATGGATGGTTGCCGCAATTCCCGCTATGTTCCGCACCGGGAGCGCGGGCGTAAACAAGTCTATGGTGGCGCAATATCGTCGTTCGCCGAGCATGGTGAGCACGAAGCTGCAGGTGCTGGATTTCGCCAAGGCGTATTTCCTGCGATGGGGCAGCTCACCCAGTTATGGCGAGATCGCCGGCGCGGTCGGCATCGGCCGCTCCCGTGCGCGCGACATGGTGCGCACGCTGACCGCCGAGGGCGAGATCCGGCGCGCGCCAGGCGATCGGCGGCGCATGTCTTTCCCAGGGCTCGAGCAGCACGTCAGCGAGGGCGACGCGATCCTCGCGCTGCGCGCGGCCGGCTGGACGGTGAACCCCGATGGCCAGGTGTTCGAGCGGTCAACGGCCAGCACATTTCCGCCACTGCCGCGCGTGCCCGAACTCGAGCAGACACCCGTGACAGACGACGGGGGTCAGCAAAATGTCGGACAGCAATCCAGCCGAGGCGAAGGTGATGCGCGCGATCATCGCACGCCACCGCAAACAGGCACTGGCTGAGCAGGCCGAGGCGAACGCGGCGTTGCCGAAGCAAGAGGCGAGGGGTGTCGGCTGGTCGACCAAGGCCCCCAGGAAGCGCAAGCCCAGCCCGCTCGAGAAAAGCATCGCCGATGACATCGCGCTCAACCGTCGGCGCTGGGCAGAGAAACATCCAGATCGTGCGGCAGCAGAGCGGTCACTGCGGAAATCCCGAGCGGAAATGCACGAGCGCTGGGATCATAAGGCGCACGGCACGCCGGAAACCCATGAACACCACAAGCACCACCAGGACGGTGCGCTGGCCCAGCTCTACCTTTCCGGCTCGATCGACGCCGAGCAGCTTGCCTCGGCCGTGGAGATCGCCACGGTCGCCGAGCGGATCGGGGCCGATGTCACCGTCAAGACCTCCAGCGTCGAGACGCGCGTCGACCAGACGCGCAGTGGCGATGGGACCTTTTACGAGGCATTGGGCGCGGTGCGGCGCGAAATGGCCTATTCGCGCTGGAGGCGCGAGGTGCGCGGCCCGATCGCCGCGATCCTAGTCATGATCGTTGGCGAGACGGTCGGCTATACCGTGGTGGCGAAGCGGTACGGGATGCACAACCGCCGCGCGAAGCAACTGCTGATCGACGCGCTGGACTTGTGGCCGCGCATCTTTGGGGCGGTGTCGAAAGAAGTGGACGCGGCGACGCTGATCGCCGCGCATGCCGGTATCCTCGGCTGATCGGTATTTTTTTGGGGGTACACAAAAACGCCCCTGCCAAAATGGCCACGTAATGGCCTATTTCGACCCCGCGACAATTGCGCCTGACGCCCACCGCCTTCCCCCGGGCCGGTGGGCTTTTCCGTATCTGGAGCGCTTCCCCATGCCCCAGCCCCGCGCCTCCCGCTCTTCCCCTGGCGGGTCCATTGCCGATCAGCTCGAGCGTTTGACGCCCGACTGGGATCGGCTGGTGCACGACGCGCGGCGGCGGGAAGAGGTCGCGACAGGGCGTCCGGATATGCCTCTCGATGACCTCGAAGAGCGAGCACAGCAGCTCGTCCGCGCAATTGTCGCCCCCTTTCGTGGAGACCGCCGATGACCACGCTCGCGATCCTCCGTGATTTCATCTCGACCATGCCCGGCGAGGAAGCGGTGATTTCGAAGGCGAGCCTGGTCGCGATCGAACGCGAGCTCACCACGGCGAGCGTCGCCGCGGTACAGGTGCATATCGATTCCAGCGTCAACAGCGTCATCGATGGGCTGCTGACGCCGAACGCAGTGCGCGGCTTCGCGTGAATCGCCAGCTGGCATCTCTCCTGGTCGGGAGCCGAACCCGGCAGGAAGTTTCGCCGACCGCGACCGTGCAGGGCACCCTGCCTGCGGGCACCGCCGGGGCATCGCCATCTGTTCGCGGCCGTGCGGCCACGGTTTTCCGCCAGATATTCTGACCGGGGCGGAGGGGGTCTCCGCCCAACTGCCATCATCGGCACGAGGGGACACTGATGTTCGATCCGTCGCACTGGGCATGGCCGCAATGGACCATGGCCATCATGCTTTTCTTGTGGTTGCTGGTGAGCGCCAGCAGTCACGGAAAGCCGCGCGAACCTTACAATGGCTTCACGGCCATCGTAAGGTTCGCCCTGTCGGTTTTTCTGCTCTCCTATGGCGGGTTCTTCAAATGAAGCCGCCCCGCGCCCCGCGCACCGTAGAGCACGCTACCGAGCTGCTCGAGCGCGTCTCACGCCTCGATGGTGAAGCGGCGACGATCGCCGCCAATCGTGACGCGGCGATCGCCGCGACCAATGCCGTCGCCGACGCTTTGCTGGTGCCAGTGATCCAGGAGCGCACCGCAATCGCCGGTGTGCTTGAGGCATGGTGGGCAAAGGACGGCAAGACGTTGCTCAGCGGCAAGCGCAAGACGGTCGAACTCGGCGGGTGTGTGATTGGCACCAAGGCGGCATCGACCTCGCTGACCTTCACGGCCGACGACTTCGACGCCGCGCTCAAGGCGCTGCAGGCGGCGCGCTGGGCGAAGCCGTATGTCAGCGTCAAGTATTCGGTCGATAAGACCGCCACCAAGAAGGCGCTGGAAGGCAAGCACGGCGAGCAGCTGCGCACGCTCGGCTTCGGGACCAGCGGCGGGACGGACGTGTTCGTGCTGACGATCGTCGCCCAGGCCGGGACCGTCACCGCCTGAGCAGGCGATGCGCAAGGTCAAGCGGCTACGCGGCCGGGCAGGGCAGGCACAGCGCCTGCGCCGCCTCAAGCGCACCAATGGCCTCTGCGAGATGTGTTTGGGGCTCGGGCGCGTCACCGAGGCGACCCGCGTTGATCACATCAAGCCGCTCGATCACGGTGGCAGCGACGAGGACAGCAACACCCGCAATCTGTGCCAGCCGCATCACCTCGAGGTGACAGCCGAGCAGTTTGGGCACCAGGTCGCGGCAGGCATGCGCGGCGTCGCGCGCAACGGGCGACCGATCGGCCTCGACCACGCATGGAACCGATCCGGTCCTATCCGGGCTGCCCGGGCCCCGCCGCGGCTGCCGACCCCCCCGGGGGGTCGAAAGTGAGGCCGGCCGACCTCCGGACACCGCGTAGTGCCACCGTACGCATTGAACGCGTTCACAGAGTAAAAAGTTGGGCAGGAGCGGAGCATGGCAAAGGAACCCGCACCGCGCAAGCCCGATGACTCAGTGTTGGCCGAGCCCAATTGGAAGGTGCTCCTTCCCAACGCTGCAGAGCGCAAGGTGGCCGCCGATCACTGGCGGCGCATTACCAATGAGATGAGCAACCGGGAAATCCTCTCGACCTCTAACGGACACGCCCTTCAGCGACTTGTTCTCGCCTATTTGGTTTACGACCGGTGCTCACGCCAACTTGCCGGTGACGGCATTGTCATTGAGCCCAACCCTGACAACCCGAAGGCGATCGCTCGCCTGTCGATCTACTACAAAGCGATGCGTGAAGCCGAAAACACGGCCGAGCGGCTTGAGGCACAGCTAGGGTTATCTCCCGGGCGTCGCGCCAAGGTGGCGAAGGTGACGAAGCCGCGCGACCGGAGCGCCGGCGCCGATGCCTTCCTCGGCACCCGTTCGGGCTGACGCCCCCGGGGAGATCGACCCGACCACCCGCTGGGCACAGGCGGCCGTCCGGGGCGACTTTCCGGTTGGCGACTTCGTGCGTGGGGCAGCAGAGCGCCACCTGCGGGATCTGCGCGAGGCGTCAAAACGGGGATACTTCTTCCGGCCCGAGCTCGCCCAACGCGCGCTAGATTTCTTCCCCTCGGTGTTCACCATCACGGATGGTCCAGCGGCCGGGAAGCCGTTTCATCTGCTGCCGTACCAGGTTTTCGCGGTCGGTTCGTTGATGGGGTGGGTCAACGCCGACGGACGCTGGCGCTTCCGGTCGGCATGGATCGAGACTGGCAAGGGGCAGGCGAAGTCGCCTTTGATGGGCGGCCTCGGGCTCTACGCCATGGGCTGGTGCGGCTTTCCGCGTAGCCAGATCTACGCGATCGGCGGTGACAAGAACACCGCCAACGTCCTGTTCCAGGATGCGGTCGCCATGTGTCGGGCGCAAGTGCCCGGGTATGACGAGGGCGAAACGCTCGAGGGGCTCGGTCACGTCAAGATCGGCGGTATAGGCAAAAACGCCCATACGATCGAGCATCCGGCCAGTCAGTCGTTCTTCCTTCCGCTCGCCAGCGGTGAAAACCAATCGGGGCCGCGCCCCCGCATGGTGCTCGCCGACGAGATCCACGAATTCAAGACCGACGCGCAGATCGAGATCTGGCGTCGCGCCATCACCAAGGTCGCAGGCTCCGCGATGATGGTGCTGGGCACCAACACCGCGGCGATCTCGAGCCACGTTGGGAACGGCTATTCCGAGATCTATCAAGATATCGCGACCGGCAAGAAGCGGGATGACACCGCCTTCAGCCTCGTGTTCCGCGTTGACAAGAAAGACCGCGAGAACGTTTTTACCAACGAGGCCTGCTGGCAGAAATCCCTGCCGGCACTCGGTATTACCTACCCGATCCAGAACATCCGCGAGGAAGTCCAGACCGCCACGACCAGCAAGCTGTCGGCGGCCTCGTCGGTCAAGCGCCTCTATTTCGGCATCCCGACCGGTGCCGCCGATTTCTGGATCGACGAGGAGAAGTTCGCCGCGGTGCTCGGCCCGGTCGACGATGCAGCGATCGCGGCACTGAAGGGCTGCCGGTGTTGGCTTTCGCTCGATCTGTCGAAGAAGAATGACCTTACCGCGCTCACCGCCACCTGGTTGGATGGCGCGGGCGTGCTTTGGCAGAAGACCTGGTACTGGACGACGAAGGACGGCCTGGCCGACCGGGCTAAAACCGACAACGCGCCATATGAGGAATGGGTCGAGGGCTGCCACCTGGTCGCGGTTCCTGGCGCGACGATCGACAAGAGTTTCATCGCCGCCCAAGTCGCGCGGATCTGCGCCGAGCATAATGTCGTTGAGCTCGTCTTCGATCCGGCGCAATTCGCCGACTTTGAGACGGCTTGCGAAGAAATCGGCTTCCCGGCGTGGAAATTCGAGGGGCCGGACAAGCCCGAGGGTACCGGCCTCAAAATGGTGCGGCACGCCCAGGGCGTGAAGGTGATGTTCGAAGACCGCCAGCACTGCATGCCGCGGTCGATCGAGCGGTTCGAGGATCGCATCCTGAAACAGACGATCGTGATCGACGATTCGCCGGTCACCTACAGCTGCGCGGCGAACGCCGCGATGGTCACCGATGGCCAGGCCAACCGGGCCTTCGACAAGAAGCGCTCACGCGGAAAAATCGACGGCATCGTCACCTGCGCGATGGGCGCCGGCGCTGCCGACAATATCGAGCTCGAAGGGACGAAGTACGATGGCAAGTTCTTCGTCGACCTCGATGATGACGATGACGAGGATCCTCTGTGAGCGTTGACGGCTATAAGCTCTCGCCGCGCGCGGCCGAGGCCGAGGCGCGCCGCAACGGCACGGTGCAGAACGCGGTGGAGAGCGCGCCGGTGATCGCCGGCGGCGGCGAGATGTTCGAATGGTTTGGCGGCGGCCAGCGCGCGGCAGGCATGAACGTCACGCCGGAAACGGCAATGCGGTCGACCGCAGTGTGGCGGTGCGTCACGCTGATCGCTGGCGCGCTGATGTCACAAGCGCTTGGTGTGTTCCGCGTCACCGACAAGGGCGAATTGGTTCGCGAATATGGCCACGTTTACGATCGTTTCCTGTCGATCGAGCCCAATGAGGAGATGTCGGGGCCGACCTTCGTCGAGAATCAGGCGATACAGATGCTGCTGCGTGGCAACGGCTACGGCCTGATGCGCCAGGCGCGCAACGGCACCTTGACCGACATCGACTTCTACTTCGCCGCGCGCGTGCTGCCTTTCCGCTCGGTCGACCGCTCGATCTGGTACCGCTTCACCAACGACGACGGCACGACCGAGGATCATCATTCCTCCTACGTGCTGCATTTCAAGGGCCCTGGGCTCAGCGTCGACGGGATCCGCGCGCTGTCGCCGATCTCGCACCACGCCCAGTCGGTCGGCATCAGCCTCGCCACGCGTGATTATGAAGCGGGGCAGTTTGAACGCGGGCTGATGACCAACGACTTCTTCCAGTTCCCCGACGGGGTTTCGAAGGAGCAGCGCGCCGACTTCAAAGAGTATCTGCGCAAGAAGGCGCAGGGTGTCGCCAACGCGCATAATCCGTTGCTGCTCGAGAAGGGTGCCGAGTGGAAGCGGGTCGCGGTCACCGCGAAGGACGCGCAGCTGCTCGAGCTGCTGCAATATTCCGTCGTCGACGTGTGCCGCATCTACGGCGTGCCCCCGAACATGGCCGGAGAGACTTCCGGCACCTCGAATTGGGGCACCGGCGTGGAGCAGCAGACGATCGGCTTCGATCGCTGGACCATGCTGCCGCACAAGAAGCGCATCGCGGCCGAGTACACCCGCAAGCTGTTTCCCGTAGTCGGCGCGCGCGTGTCGCCGTTCGTGGTGTGGTGGGATGACGACTTCCTGCTGTCCGGCGACAGTAAGGCGATCGCCGCCTATCTGCGCGCCGCGCTCGGCGGCAACCAGCTGCCCGGCTGGATCAGCCAGAACGAGGCGCGTCGCAAGGTCAACTTGCCGCCCGTGCCGGACGGGGACGAAATCTATCAACCGACCGGTGCGCCGGCCGCGCCAGGGCAACCGGCCGCCGACACCGAAGAGGAACCGACCGATGCGCAAGCTGCTTAACCTCGCCCAGGACAACCGCGGGAAGGGCTCGGGCCTGCGTTCGGAGGCGACCGGCACCGATACCACGACCGTTTATCTCTATGACGTGATCGACAGCTTCTGGGGGATCTGCGCGTCAGATTTCACGCGCGAGCTCGCGGCGATCACGACGTCGAACGTGGTGCTGCGTATCAATTGCCCGGGCGGCGACGTGTTCGAGGCCCGTGCGATGATGACGGCGATCGCCGAGCATCCGGCGACTTTTACTGCGAAGGTCGACGGCCTGGCTGCGTCGGCGGCAACCGCGATCACGCTGGCCTGCGACACCGTCGAGATCGCCGATGGGGGATTCTACATGATCCACCAGGCGTGGACCTTCGCGATGGGCAATGCCGACGATATGACGGCAACGGCTACGCTGCTCGGCAAGATCGATGACGTACTGGTCGCGGGCTATGCCGGCAAAACCGGCAAACCCAATGACGAGATCGCTGCGCTCATGCGCGCGGAAACCTGGTTCACTGCGCAGGAAGCCGTCGACGCCGGCTTTGCCGACGCGGTGACCGCATCGCCGGCAAAAAAGGCGAAGGCCCAGGCCAGTGCTTTCAATCTCGCGGCCTTCGCCAACGCGCCGAAGGTCCTCACCGAACAGGAGCCCGTCCTGGACGAGACGCTGCGCACGCGCTCGCTCGCCCGTCTCGGTCTGTACGAGCGAACGGCCGCGTAAGCAGCCGCTCAAACCCGGCGCCGGTCCCCCCGGTCGCCTTTCCGAAGCCCCGCCTCATCAGCGGGGCTTTTTCTTTGGAGACGACACATGATCAATATCAAGGCGCTCCGGGACCAGCGCGCCGCTAAGGCAACCGAAGCCCGCAACCTGCTCGACACCAACACCACGACCTATACCGCCGCGATCGGCGTGCAGGTCGACGCGATCTATGAAGAGATCGACCGCATCGACGAGCAGATCGTGCGCGCCGAGCGCCAGGCGAAGATCGACGGCGATGCTGCGGCCGACGAGGGCAACCAGGAGCGCCAGCAACAGGCGCTCAACGTCCTTTCGCCCGACGAGCGCGCGAAAGCGGTCGCCTACAACGCGGCATTCCGCAATTTCCTTGTTCGCGGCGAGCGCGGTCTCACGAATGACGAGATCACCCTGCTCGTCGCTGGTCGCCCACAGAACGCGCAGTCCGGTCAGCAGTCGAACGGCGCGGCTGGCGGCTATCTCGTCCCTACTGGCTGGGGCGGCGAGCTGCTCGAGGCGCTGAAGGCCTTCGGCGGGATGCGATCGGTTGCCACGGTCGTGCAGACCGCCGGCGGTAACTCGCTGCCGTGGCCGACGGTCGATGAAACCGGCCAGGAAGGCGAGTTGGTCGCGGAAAATCAGCCGGCGAGCGCGCAGGACGCCAGCTTCGGCACGATCGACATCGGCGCGTTCAAGTTCAGCTCGAAGATCTTCACGATCCCGTTCGAGCTGCTGCAGGACCAAGGCCCCGGCATCGACATCGAGGCATTCATCCGTCGCGCGGCCGCGACGCGCATCGCGCGTGTCCAGAACCGGTATTACACGGTCGGCACCGGCACCAATCAGCCGCGCGGCATCGTCACCGCGGCGGTCGCCGGCAAGGTCGGTGTGGCCGGGCAGACCGCAACCGTCCTGACCGACGACCTCGTCGACCTCGAGCATTCGGTCGATCCAGCCTATCGCGCGATGCCGGGCGTCGGCTGGATGTTCCACGACAACACGCTGCGCGTCCTCAAGAAGATGAAGGACAGCCAGAACCGGCCGCTCTGGATGCCGGGCTATACCACCAAGGAGCCGGATACCTTCAACGGCTACAAGTACACGATCAACCAGCAGATGCCGACCATGGCGGCAAATGCGAAGTCGATCCTGTTCGGCGACATGTCGCAGTACATGATCCGCGACGTGATGGCGGTCACGCTCTTCCGCTTCGACGACAGCACCTACACCTCGCGCGGCCAGGTCGGCTTCCTCGCCTGGGCGCGTGGTGATGGCGACCTGATGAGCGCCGGCCAGCCGGTCGCTTACTACCAGAATTCGGCCAGCTAAGCCGACCATGCTGGCGCGCTGCGCGCGCCGGCACCCGGGCTGATCGACCGAGCTGCGGCGATCGCCAATCTCACCGAAAGGAACCAAAATGGCTGACAAAATCGAGGACACTCTGGCGTCCGACGTCAAGGTGCGCGTGCTGCTCAAGCATGAGGACCATCTCCCCAATCACGTTATCACCCTCTCGGCCGCTGCGGCCAAGGTGGCCGTGAAGGCCGGCTGGGCAGACGATGATGCCGCCGGCGTCGCGTACGCCGAAGCCAATGAGCCGCAGCCCGAGGCCGAGGCCTAAGCCATGACCGAGCCCGTCGCGCTCTCCGACATCAAGACGCACCTGCGTCTCGACCAGGGCGCGACGGACGAGGATAGCTATCTGACGATCCTGCTCACCGCGGCGCGCCGCGCGTGCGAGGGCCGGATTCACCGCGCCGTTGTCGGCACGTCCGCGATCGCGACCTTCGATCGCTTCCCGCTGGCACCGATAGGTGTGCCGCTTGAGGTGCCGGAGCCGGACGCGCTCTATCTCGAACTCGAGGGCGGCACCGTCGCGTCCATTACCTCCATCCTGTATTACGACGGCACCGGCAGCGTGCAGACGCTGGATCCGGCGAGCTATGTCGTGGACCTCGACCAGATCCCTGCGCGGGTCGCACCGCTCGAGGCCTGGCCAACCACGATGCGTCGCCCCAACGCGATCAAGATTTCCTATGTCCTGTCGCCGCTGCCGCTGGATGATCTGGCGGCCGTAAAACAGGCGATCTTCCTGCTAGTCGAGAATTGGTACAGCAATCGCGGCGCGGCCGTGGTGGATATCAGGGGTGTTCCGACCGAGCTGCCGCTTGCCGTCACGTGGCTGCTTTGGCCTCTCACGCAGTTCGCGACGTCGTGACCATCACCTCAGGCAAGCTCCGCAACCGCGTGGTGCTACTGCGGAAAGTACGGACGCGTGACGCCAATGGCGGGTTCCAGACCAACTGGGCACCCGTCGGGGATCCGATCGCCGCCCAGGTCGAGGGCATCAGCGGCAACGAATCGATTATCGCCCAGGCGCTGCAGGGCGTCAGCTTCTATCGGATCCTGCTGCGATATCGCCCCGACATCACCGATGCCGACCAGCTCAGCTATGGCACGCTGACGCTCAACATTCGCTCCGCTGTCGATCCCGATGGGCGTCGTCGCGAAACGCTCATCCTTGCCGACACCGGCTCCCCGCAAAAGGTGGCTTGAGCATGGTCGAAGCGATCCAGGGCCTCAACCAGGCTATCGCCACGATCGAGGTGTTGCCCAATGCCGCGCGCTGGGAATTCGCCGACATGCTCGGCCGCCTCGGTCGCGATATCCTGGCGATCCAGCGTGCGCACGTCGCGCGCGACACGGGCGCGCTGGCGGCGGGGCTTTCCTCCGAGTTGCACGTCGATGACGCATTGATGCGGCTTAAGGTGGGCTTGCTTGGCGTCGAAGCGCGCAGCAGATCCGCCAAACGGCGCGCGGCGAAGGCCGGGGGCGGGGATCCTCGTAATCTCGGCGATATCTTTTACGGTCGCTTCATCGAATTCGGACGGAAAGCGCAAACTGTCGTGGTCGAACGGCGTCGGCGTGTGGCAGGTCAGCTTCGGACCGAACCGAACAGCCGGGGGCGTCGCAAGCGCATCGAGGACATCGCCGGAACCTACAAGATGAATGTGCGCGCGATGGCACCGCGCCCGTTCATCAATCCCCCCGATGGCAGCGTCGATGCGGTGGTCGACCAGCGCACGACATCATTCTGGGAGCGGACGCTCAGCCGCGCCGGTGCCGTATGACCGATTTGCTGGGTGCCGCACGTGGTGCATTCTTCCGCGCCTTGAACGAAGGCGCATCGGGGCAAATCGCGCCCGTCTTCACCGAGGTGCCGCAGGACACCCAGCCCAATTTCTACAAGATCGGCATGATTGAAAGCGATCCGGGCGACGCAAAGCCTGATGACATGCGCGAAGAGCTGCTGGTCGAGATCATCGTGGTCTATCGCGGCGAGGATCGGGGGCAATTGCTGACGATGATGGAAGCCGCGCGCAGCGATCTTCGCGGCAAACCGATCACCGCACCCGGTGCCAAACTTCGCCCCCCGCGCTGGGCCGGTTCCACCTCGAGCGACGCGATGCCCGACGGCGTGACGTACGTCGGCCTGCTCCACTTCACCCTGCACGCACAACCCGCATAGGCCCCGGAAAGGATCCTCTATGACCGACGCAACCAACGAATATGGCGAGGAATGGCGCATCGAAATCGGCGACAGCGCCACGCCCACGGTATTCCTGCCCATTGCCGGCGAGACGGGCTTCGATTTCAAGCGCAGCGCCTCGAGCATCGACGATAGCGACAAGGACGGCGGCAAATATGGCAGCGGCTCGTTTGGCCAGCAGACGCTGACCATGTCGGTGAAGGGCAATTTGAAATTGCCCGACTTGGGCTTCACCCGCGCCTCCACCGTCTCGAAGACGATGCCCCCGCACACCCCTGCAAAGGTGATGAAGGGCAACATCGTCAAATATTCGGGCAGCGTCGCGGTCGGCCCGATCTCGACCACGCACAACAACAATGCCACGGTCGATTACAGCTTCGACATGGTCAATCGCGGTCAGCCGCTGGTCGATGACCTCGGGGCGACCGCATAATGACGCGCAAGGGCAGTGCGCAGCCTAAACCGCGATCGGCGCGCGCAGCCGCGCCGATTGAGGCACCGGCCAAGCAGCCAACCGCCAACCCATCGCGCGGCGAACATGAGCTGATGCTCGCCGGCATCAGCTATCGCCTGCGCCCATCGCGCACGGCGGTACGCGCGATCGAGGAGAAGACCGACAAGTCGCAGCTCGAGCTCGTGCGCATCGGAAACGCCGGCGGGCTGCGTCTGGCACAGCTTGGCGTCATCGCAGCACAGTTGATCCATGCCGGTGCCGAGGACGATTTGACCCGCATGATAACCGCCGAACGTTTCGAGGAGTTGATCTTCGAGGAAGGCGTAGCCGGGCCGATGGCGCGGATTACGCTGTGCCTGCTCGATGCGGCGACCGGCGGGCGGACCGCGTCGGGAAACGCACAGGCGGCGGCAGCCTAGACCCACAGGCCCGCTGGCGCCGCGAAATGGGCATCATGATGGATGCCTTTGGCTGGACCGCCGATCAATATTGGGCGGCAACCAGCCACGAAATCTGGGCCGTGATCGAAGCGCGCGAAGACGCGAACCGGCAGTAGGAGACGCACATGGGCGCACGCGTCACCAAGGATCTGTTTTTGCAGATCGGGGGCAACGTCGATGGCCTGAGCGCCGCCAGCAAGGCGGGGCGCACCGCACTTCTCAACCTGGGCAACACCGCCGAGAATATCGCGGCCGAGGTGGAAAAGGCTTTTGCCGATCTTGGCAAAACCAACATCGAGGCCAACGCCAAGGATATTGAGCGCACCTATCAGCGCACCTTTGCGGCGATCCGGCAGAATGCGCAGCAGGTGCTGGCCGCGCCCGACAAGGGAAGCGCGGCTCAGATCCTCAATGCCGCGGGGAGCGAGGCGGCGGCCGTCGCGGCCGAGCACCAGGCAGCGCAGCTTCGGCAACTCGCCGCTGCTGCGGCGATCGTCGCGCAGCGCGCTGGTGAGCTCGGGGCGGAAGAACGGATCCTCGCCGTCGGCTTCGAGACCGCTGCCCAGCAGGCTACCCGACAGGCCGAGGCGCTGCGCGCCCAGGCGGGGGTCATGTCCGCAGTCCACGCCGAGCTCGGCGAAGCCGGGGTTGCGCAGGACGAGGTCGAACATGGTGCGCGACGGATGGGGATCGCGCAGATGGAAATGATGCACGTCGTGCGTGCGAGCTCGGACGCCTTCGCCGCCGGCGCGCCGATCGCACAGATCTTCTCGATGGAGATCGGCCGCGTCGCGGAGGCCGCAGCCATGTCAGGAGACTCGCTCGGCCGCGTCGGGGCGTTTCTCGCAGGCCCTTGGGGCGTGGCGCTCACCGTCGGAATCGCGGTGCTCGGCCCGCTGGTGGGCAAGCTGTTCGAAACGGACGATGCCGCCAAGAAGGCGATGGAAGGCCTGCGCGATTTCGAGCAGAAGGAGCTCGATCTCCCCAGTCTCATCGACAAGACAACGGGCAAGCTCAAGGAGCAGGTCGACGTCCTGACCAACCTTGCCCGGGTTGCGCGCGAAGTGCTGCCTGGTCGGATCGCCGATGCGACATCGGATGCCGCGAAGGCTCAAACTGCCGGGTTCGCTGCGGCGCGTGCGAAGCTTGTGGCCCAAGGTAAAAGCCGCGCGGGGCCGAATGACGTCGATCTGTCTCGAGCGATCTTCAATTCAGGCGGCAGCCTCCAGAAGCTCGACATGAATATCCAAGCGATCCTGCCTACGCATCCCGAGCTGGCTGAACTCGCCCGCACCATTGCCGATTATACGGGCCAGGAAGCGCTCGCGATCCAGAAGACGCGGGATCTGAAGGGGCAGCAGGACGCCCTCAACACAGCGCTGCGCGGCGGAGTTGTTGCGACCACCGAGCTCGCGCAGCGCCAAGTCGAACAAGCCATGGCCGTCACGGCCGTGGAGAAGGCGCAGATTGCCCTGAAGTCGGTGCAAGATCGCAAGGCAAGCATCGACGACATGCCGTTTGGACCGGCACAGCAGAAGGCAGTGCAGAAATACAAGGCCGACCTGCTCTCTGCGACGCGTGCGCTCAAATCGGCTCAGCAGGCGGCAAAGAACCCGCAATTTGGCCGAGAGGTCGACGTGGCGCAAGCAACGGCGATCGTCCAAGGGATTGGCGGTCGCGTCACCAGCGGTTATCGCTCACACGCACGCCAGCAGCAGCTATACGACGACAAAGTATCCGGTCGCCATGACGGCCCGGTCGCTGTGCCGGGGACCAGTGCGCATGAAACTGGCGGAGCGATCGATGTCGCGTTCGGGCCAGGCATCTCGATCGCCACTATAAAAAAGGCGTTTGCAGACGCGGGTGTGCAATTGCGCAAGGTGCTGCGCGAGGACGGCCAGAAGGTCTTCCATGTCGAATTCGGCAAGAAGGGGCCGTCGCAGGAGGTGCTCGACAAGCGCGATGAGGCAGCGCGGGAAAAGGCTGCGAATGACGATCGCGCCTATCAGGGCCAGCTCGGCCAGGCGCAGGAGCGCATCAAACGCGACATGGCGGCGCTGGCTGATACGATCGAGCAGCGCGCGGTCAATGAGGGCTTCGGGATCGAGAATGCGAAGGTGCAGCGCAATCTGGAAATCGAGGACCAGTTACAGCAGAAGAAGATCGACAAGCCGCGCGCGCTGATCCTTGAGGGCTTGAATAACAGCGCGGCGGTGCTTGAAACCGAGGCGGTCAAGAAAAAGCTGCGCGAGGCGCAGGACGATCGCACATTGCAGATCGGCCGCGATGATATCCGCGACAAGATCGCGTTGCTCCAGCTCCAGGGCAATCTCGCGACGACAAGCGAGGACCGCAAGCGCATCGCCTTGCAGATCCTCGATTATGAAGAACGCGAGGCGCGCGCGACGCTGGCGAACGCGATCAGTAAAGAGACCGACCCCCAGCGCAAGGCCGGACTGGAGGTTCAGCTCGCCAATCTGACGCCGCAGTACGCTTTGCAGCGACAGGGCGCGGAACGCCAGAATGCCGATCCCCTGGAGGCGTACAAGCTCCATCTCCAGGAGAGCGTGAGCGGCATGAACGATGCGCTTAAGGCCGTGCAGGCCGATGGGCTTCGCGGACTGGAAGACGGTCTCATCGGCATCATTTCCGGCACCGAGAGCGTGGGCTCGGCCTTCAAAAAGATGGCGAACGCGATCATCGCCGATCTGGCGCGGATCGCGGTCGAGCAACTGATCTTCAAGGTGCTTGGTCTATCGCTGCCGGGTCACGCAACGGGACACGTCCCCGGTTATGCCACTGGGCTGGTTCCGGGCTTCGCTACCGGAATGGTCGATAGCGATGGCGTGATCCACGGGCCGGGTACGGGTACTTCCGACAGTATCCTCGCCTTGCTCGGCAATGCGCCAATCCGCATCGCCAATGAAGAATCGATCATGACCGCCCACGCGACCAAGCGCTACGGTCCGGTCCTGAAGGCGATGAACGAAAATACGCTTCCGGGCTTCGCCACCGGGCGCATCCCGGACAGCGCGATCTTCTATCCGCGCCTGCCCGATGCGCAAAAGCTGCGGCCTGCGGCCCCGGCGACGCCGATCGTCTATGATTTGCGCGGGGCCGTGCTGACGCAGGATCTGCTGCAGCAAATGAACGAGATCTCGGCGCGCCACGCGATGGTGTCGATCGTCGCGGGCAGCAACATGGCGATGCAGGAACTCTCCGAGCGCCAGGCACAGGCGATTCCGGCATGATCACAGGCCCGATCCTGTTGCCCGCGCGCCCGGCGCTGAAGGTCGACAAGCCGAGCATGCTCGATTTCGGCGGATCGCTGACGGCGTCCAACGGGGGCGCGACCCAGCGGTTGATGCGGATTGGCACGCGCCATTCGCTCAATTTCACGCCGCCCCCGATCGCGGCGGAGCCGCTCGGCCGAATCTGGTCGGCGAAGCTGCGCCTGGCCAAGCTCTATGGGGCGATGTTGCCCTTTGGGCAGGATGGTTTCAACGCCGGGGCACCGGGCAATCCGGTCGTCGATGGTGCAGGCCAGTCGGGATCGACGCTGGTGCTGCGCGGCTTCACGCCCGGCTATGCGGCGCGGATCGGTCAGGCGTTCAACCTGATCCGGGGTGGCCGGCGCTACCTCCATTTCGTCGCCGATCAGCAGATCGCGTCCGGCGGTGCGATGACGCTGGATATCTTCCCGATGCTCCGGATCATCCCCGGCGACGGTGCCGTGTGCGATTTCGCGCGGCCGATGATCCAGGGGAGCCTCTCGGGCAATGAGGTGGCCTGGGAGCGTCAGACCTCGGGCTTTTTCGATTTCGGCACGCTGACGATCACTGAGGACGAGTGATCGATGGCCGAGCTCAGTGTTCCACTCGCCGCGGCGTTTCGCGGCGAGCGCCCGCTGCTGGTTGGCCTGGTCGAGATCAACCTGCCCGAGCGGGACCTGTTGCTGATCGACGGCGCGGGCGAGCTGATGGTCGGCAACCGGCTCTTCGTCGGCCGCGATGAAACCTATGGCGTGCTCGACAGCATCAAGGGCCTGGCCGACACGATCGGCGACCAGGCCCCGACGCTCACCGTCGGCCTGATCCCAGCCAGCACGGCGGCTCTGGCCGCGTTGCTCGCGGCAAATGTACAGGGATCCGCGATGACCGTTGCGATCGGGTGCGTCGATATCGCGACAGGCCTAGTGGTGCCGAGCCCATACGGATTGTTCGCCGGTGAGCTCGACGTGCCCACGGTCACCTGGGGCGCGAACAACCGTCGCCTCGAATATAAATGCACAAGCGTCGCCGACCGCCTGTTCCTCACCCAGGAGGAATACCGGCTTTCCGACGCCTTCCACCAATCGATCTGGCCGGGCGAGCTGGGTCTCGCCTTCGTCACCGATGTCGAAACGACGGTGCCATGGGGCCAGAAGCTGGACACGAGCGCCGTGCAAACCCGCACCAACCTGCCCTGGGTTGGTGCCAGCACCGGGAACCGCACCTGATGTTTGCCGCACCCGAGGGCATGCCGCCCGTCTCCCACAGCGAGCATATGCTGATCCGCAAGCGCGATGCCGCGCAGGCAACGCTCGACCGCTGGTCGAAGCGCGCGCACAAACTGGGGACCGCGGATTGCGTGCGTATGGCAGCAGCGCACCTGCGCTCGCTCGGCTACACGGTGAAGTTGCCGCCAAGCGGCAGTTATCGCACGGTCAATTCCGCGTTGAAGGCGCTGAAGGCTGCGGGCCATGACTCGATTCCTGCTGCGCTGGACGCGATGGGGCTCGAGCGGATCGCCCCTGCTGAAGCCATCGTCGGGGACATTATCCAGATGCCGGCCGAGCATGCGCTCGGCGCGCTGGTCGTCGTTATGGGCAATGGCCGGGTCGCCGGCTGGCATGACGATTATGCCGATGGCGTAGTGGTGATGCAGCCGCTGACGCCGTTGGCGGCATGGCGGGTGGTCCCGCGATGAAGGTCCTGAAAGTTGCCGCGATCGTCATCGGGGCGGTCGCGCTGGCCGCGACCGGCGTCGGCCTGGCTGCAGGCTTTGGGCTCGGTGCCGGGATCAGCACGCTCGCCGCCGGCGCAGCGACGCTCACCGGGATCAGCGCCAGCGTATTCTCCGCAGTCCTGATCGGCGGGGTGCTGGCGATCGGGATGGGCATCGCCGAGGCGCTAACCCCGAAAACCAGCCAGGGCGGATCGCAAACGAAGTGGAAGGCCGACCCCTATGCCGGGTTGCCCTATCCGATGGGGCGCACACTCGTGGCGGGGAATATCGTCTATCGCCGCGGCCACGGCTCCAACAACACCTATGAGACCTTCGTCACGATCCTGTCGTGCGTGACGGCCGCGTCGATCGACGCGACCTTCATGAACAAAACGACCGTCACGTTCGATGGCGGCGGCAATGCCAACGGCACGTACCGCAACCAAGTCTATCAGCGCACGCAACTGGGCCGAATGCCCGAACCGACCGCGCTGGTGCCGCCGATCGGGAGCCCGACCGGCTGGACCAGCGCCCACAAACTGTCGGGCATGGCGGCCGTGATGAACACCTTCGTGTACGACACGAAGAGTTCGAACCAATTGACCAGCGAGCCCACGCCCGCCTGGATCGGACATTGGGCCAAGGTTTGGGATCCACGGCTCGATTCGACCTATCCCGGTGGCAACGGGACCTGCCGACCCCTGCAGGAAGACACCTATGTGTGGTCGGAGGATCCGCACCTGCACGCGCTGACCTGGTGCCTGGGCCGCTGGGCGAATGGCAAGAAGGTGTGCGGTATCGGCGCGCCGCTTGCCGCGATCGACGTCGGTGCCTTTGTCGAGGGTGCCAATCTCAATGCGGCGCGCGGCTGGACGCTCGGCGGCCAAATCGTCACCCGGCCCGACACCCTGTGGAACAGCCTGAAGGCGATGCTGCAGGCGGGCGGCGCGACGCCGGTGCTGGTTGGCGGCGTATTCTCCTGCGTCAACCGGGCACCGCGCGTCAGCCTCGCGACGATCACGCGGCAGGACATTGTCGGCGACTGCACCTTCTCGGGCACGCAGCCGCGGCGATCGCGCATCAACGGCGTCATTCCGATGTACCGATCCGAAGCCCACGACTGGGAAATCGTCTCGGCGAGTGCGGTAACGGTGCCATCCTTCGCCGCGTTTGACGGCGGCGAGCGGATCAAGGAGATCCAGTACCCGCTGGCGCAGAACGTCAACCAGGTCGCGCAGCTCGCCGCATATGACATTTGCGACGCGCGCGAGGCCGGGCCGGGCTCGGTCCCGCTCAAGCCGTGGTGGCTTAACTATCGCATCGGCGATTGCGTGACCTTCGAGCCCGAGGACGGCCTGTCGGTCAAAACCTTGCTCACGGGCCGCTCGCTCGATGCGCAAACCGGCGTCGTCACGTACACGATCAAGACCGAGACCGATGGCAAACACGCCTTCGCCTTGGGCCAGAGCGGCGTCGCTCCGCCGACGGCCAGCCTGACCTATGACAACAGCGTCGCCACACCCGACAACGACGACTGGACGTTGTCGGGCGTCTCCGTCGGTACGGACGGTTCGTCGATCCCGACATTGACGATCACCGGTTCCTGCGGGAACCCGAGCGCGGACGCCGTGCTGTTCGATTTCAGGCCCTATGCCGAGGGGCTGGGGGCCGAAGATGCTTGGATCATCGGCGGCACCGAGGCTCCCGTCGTTACCACCAAGCTTTTCCCCGCAGTCACGCCCAACACCGCCTATCAGGTGAGTATCCGTTACCGCGTCCGCGGCGTCGTCAGCGATCGCTTGATCCTCGGGCCGGTGACGGCGGGGTCGCTCGGCACTGCTGGCGGTACGCAAAGCGCGATCGCCAACTCCTTCTTCATCGGGCTGTCGCCATCGGCGGCGGCCGACGGTACGGTGACGATCCATGCCGGGTTGCGTCGCTATGCCGATGGCCATGCCGACGTCGCGGTCAATGGCGCGACGATCGCCTCCGGCCTGGCGGCGGGGTCGGTCACCAGCATCGCCTATGACGATTTCGGGCGGGCGGGGGGCGCGGTGACCTATGCGCTCTATGCGGATGATATCGATGCGCACACCGGCCCCGCGCACCCTGGCCGCCACTATGTCGGCTATGTGATCATCCCGGCTGCGGGAAGCCCCCCTGCCAGCGGGGGCGGCACCACGCCACCCGGCGGAGGATACAGGCAGATTTCGCCTGAGCTTTAGCCTGGGAAGCCATGCCGCCGCCCGAGTTCGTCAACGCGCGCTTTGTTGCCCGCTAGTCTCCTGGAGAAACCGATGACCATTCTTCGCGATGTCGTCGCTGCTCGCAACCGCGCGTTCGGAACAACGCTCGAGCTCGATTATGCTGGGCCGCCATTGTCGCTCGAGGGAGCCAGGATTAGCCTGCAGGTGAGGCTGTATGCGGGGGCACCGGGCGCTCCTCTGGCCGCTGATGAGAATGTTTCGTTCGTTGACGGCGTCAACCCGGACGATCCTGGGCGCAGAATCCTTGCCATCTCGCCCGACATTGCGAGGGCAACGCTGGCGGCGATGCCAACCGGGCTCAACCAACCCGAGTTCGGCGAGGCCGACCGCTTCGAATACGAAATTACACTGACTTATGCAGATGGTGACCAAGACACTCTGTGGATTGGCGCTTTCTTCTTGACGCCTGGAGTAGACCGGACATGAAATTTACGGCAATTCGGGATCGCTCAATCGGGCTCCGCGGCCCCAGCTTTGGCGATATTGCTCGGGCGACCGGCGCGTTCGGAGCGGCCCCCACTGACACCGATGCCACCGTCCTCAACAGGTTCGCCGACCATGCGATCACACAAAACCCCGGCTTCCAGAGCACGATTCCCGGCCCAGCCGACAACACCTACACTGACCTGGCATTGTTCCGGGCATCCGACGTAACGCGTAGCGTTGCGTCGCTGACCCGTATCCCCGGCATTCCCGACGCCCGGTATTATTTCAAAACCGACAGCCCTCCTTATCTGGAAAACCTGCCCTTTGTCATTAAGGCTGATAGCACCCCGCTTTCTGTAGGCGCGTGGGTTCGGCAAGGTGGTAGTTCGATCAACTTCCAGCAGGCGTCATCCTCCCACGACCGCGATCTTGAGGATAAAGCGCGCGAATTTGTCTCGGTGACCGATTTCGGTGCGATCGGAGATGGAGTAACCGACAGCACAGCAGCTTTTGCTAAATGCCGCGCTTATGCGCTTACCAATAAAAAAGCCATTTTTGTCCCCGCCGGCGATTACCGCGCTTGGTTTGAGCCGTTCGAACAAGATAATATCTGCATTTTCGGACAAGGGTCTTCAAGTACGAAGATCATGCTACCGGATGGCGCTACGCACACGCTGCAAGTCGATGGAGGCCCGAGCGCCGCATCGGGGCCTCCCTGTATCATCGACTTCGGACATATCGGAAAGGGCAACGAAGCTACAGGATTTAGTAGTGGATACGTCGCTGGATTGACGCTCGACGGAAACGCTGGGGCAACACCTATTCCTACCTCTGACTTATTTGGCTGGGGTATCGCATTCACGAAATACAGCAACGTCGTCTATCAAGATGTCGTGGTGGTAAACTGCCACTGTGGCGGCATAGGGACATTTATTGATTCTAACGGTCACCTCGGGAGAGTTACCGTTATTTCTTGTGGTAATTCTACGATTGAGGGCGCAACGCGCCCCGGTTTCGATGTAAACTCTTCGAAAAATTCGCGGTGGGAGGTCGTGTCAAGGTTGTGCGCCTATGGAGGGAGGCTTTTGGATAATTGTAATAACGCCAAGTTGAATTTGACTGTCGAAGAAGCAACACGCTCTGGCTTTATTTACAACAACCAGACGATCAACGCATCGGATAATCTGGACGTCGAAGTGACGGTGCGCGGTGGTTGTGCTGACTATGGTATATCTGTCGGCGCGAACTGTTCCAGCTCCCGTTTCCACGCGAACATCGCAAATATCATGGGCGTTGGGGTTCGCGAAGTCGGGCAGGATCGTGTGACGGCAGCGGCCCTGCGTCAGCGTGGTAACCACTATCTCGTCATTACCAAAAACTGTGGTCAGCAATCTGCAATCATCGAGGGTGACGATGGCATCTGGACCGTGCTCTCCACCAATGACGGACGGGCGGGAAGCGTCGGGGCGAATTTTGCGGTCGATATCGTCGGCGACCGGAATACCGTCACTGCCAGCATCACGGATAATGCGGTACCTGCCCAAGTCCGTGGATTGGTGCTGCGGAGCGGTGCGACAGACAACGTCATCATTGGCTACCGCGAGACCGGTACGGTCCAGCCTTATAACGATTTTGGCACGCGCACCCTCATTTTGGGCTATGCGCCGAGTGGTTGGTCAAGCGGTACTGGCACCCCGAATACTGGCGCGTTCGCGGCTTATTCTGGGACCACGATAGCTGCTGCTTATAGTCAAGCCCAGGTGCAGGCACTCTCGGATGCTGTGCGTGATGTGTCTCAAAGAGCGTTGGCGCTCGAGCAAGCGGCTCGTCGTGCCGGAGTGATTTCGTAGCTGGGGCAACTTCGGCCTGACAGCAACCGCCACGACCTGCACGTCCTAGCTTCACTCTGTCCTTCGGGAACCGCAATGCACGATATCGACTACACCGGCCCGCAGGGCGGGGCGCTGGCGCTTGCCTTCGGTGCGGGGGCGACGTTCGCCACGGCGGCCCTGATGACGGTTGGTACATTTATCTGGCGCGTCTTCGGCGATGCGCGGATCAAGCAGCTCGAGAAAGAGCGCGACGAGACCGAGGAAAAGCACCGGCTCGAGATCGCGGGCCTCAACAATCGCATCGTCCAGCTCGAAACGATCCTGCTGACCTATGGGCCGCCGCTGCTACGCCGCGAATTGCAGGCGGCAATGGCCAACACGCCCTAACTCCACGGCCTTACCTTCGAAAGGAATCCGATGACGCTGCTCGCAAAGTGGCGCGCCTGGTTGTGCGCGCGTCTCATCGATGACTGGCACCGCGCCTATACCTTCTCCTCGATCCGGCTTGCCGCGATCGGCGCACTGATCGAGGCGTTCGTGCAGGCCTTTCCCGGCACCGCGTCCGACATCTGGAATGCGATGCCGCAGGATCTGCGCGCATTGCTCCCGGCGTGGCTGACCGGATCGTTCCCGATCCTGTTGCTGGTCGCGATCGCCGTCGCGCGCATCACCCGCAAGGTGCCGACCGATGGCCAGTGATGCCGCCGCCCGGCAGCCGGTCGGCAAAGCGAAACTTGCGGCGGTCATCGTCGCAATGATCTCCGGCGTGATCGCGATCGAGGGCGGCTATGTCGATCACTCGGCCGATCCGGGCGGCGAAACCAATATGGGCATCACGCGACGGACGGCGACGCAGAGCGGCTATACCGGCCCGATGCGCACGCTGCCGCGCGCCGTCGCTGAGAGCATCTATTACGATCGCTATCTGGTGCAGCCGGGCTATGCCGCGCTGGTGCCGGTCGACGCGGCCGTCACCGAGGAATTGTTCGATACCACGGTCAATATGGGGCCCGCGCGCCCTTCGACCTGGTTTCAGCAATCGATCAACGCGCTGTGCGGCACGCAGCTGACCGTCGATGGTCGCGTTGGGCCCGGGACGATCGCCGCCTATCGCGCCTGCCAGGCGCGGCGCGGTGCCGGTGCGCTCTGCATCGCCACGCTCGACGCGCTCGATCGCCAGCAGAGCGCCGAATATGTCCGCCTTGTTCGCGCCAATCCGAAGCTGGGCGTGTTCCTCAAAGGCTGGCTTGCGCAGCGCATCGGCAATGTCGATCGCCGCAAATGTCGGGGAGCGCGCGCATGACGATCGTGACGCAGGTCGAGCAACTGGCCGAGGACGCCTTGCCGCAGGTGCGCGCCGCCAACTGGGTTTTCCGGGTGATATTCGGTGTCGTCGTCGCCGTGGCGATCGGCGCGGCCTTCTGGGGGATCCTGATCCGCCCTGGACAGATGGCGGTGAAGGTCGCCCAATCCAAGGTCGACACTTCGCTGGCGCAGGCCAGCGGCGACATTGCCACCGGTGCAATCCCGCAAATCAACGACGCCGCCCGGCAAAAGGTCGAGGTGGACGTGCAGGTCCAGAAAGGACAGATCGATGTTCGACAAGCGCCCGATGCAGGCGTGGCGGTGCATGGCGTCGCTGATGCTCTGCGTCGCAATCTCTGCCTGTATGACGACCTCTACCGTGCTGACCCAGGCTGCCAGCCCGTGCATGAAGATCCTGCTGGCGTCGGGCCTGCTGGATCCGACGCCGGGGGCGCAACTGGCGCTGATCGACGGTAGCGCGGGTGGCGACGGTGCGTTCGGCCTCGCGCAGACGGGGCAGCTCGTGAAGGCAAACATCGACAAGCGCACGGCCAAGGCGATCGGCACGTCGTGCGACGCCCAGTGGTCCGCTGCCCTCAAGGCTGCGCGACCGCGCAAGCGCTTCCTAGGGTTGTTCTGACCGGTCGACGCGTGGCATAGTGGGCCTGCCGCTCTGAGCTTAGCCGTTAGGAGTGGCCCGCGCGCGCGGTTTGAACGCAGGCACCGGTTCGCCGGGTGGCCTGCAAACTAAAAGACCCTTCGGGGGAATATGCAGGGCGTGGTTCCCTGTGTTCCTGCGCGGCTAACCACCCGGTTCGGGTCGGTTGGCCGCGTAGGAATCGCTTACAGCTTTTGCGGCCAGTGGTCGTTCCATCATCCTGGTGCCGATATCATCGGCCAGGTGCTCGCCGATCGCGCCGATCGGCGGCTTACCAGCGCGCGTAGCCGACGTGCTTCTTTCCCCAAAGGACGAAGCCTGAATGAATGCGTCAATCGCTGTTCGCCCACCCCCGCCCTATCTCGGAGGTAAGCGCAACCTCGCTAAGCGGCTCGTCGCTATGATCGCCGACACCCCCCACCGAACGTACGTTGAGCCCTTTGTCGGTATGGGCGGCGTGTTTCTCCGCCGGCCTGCTGCCGCAGCTGTTGAGGTCATCAACGACTTATCCGGCGACGTCGCCAACTTGTTCCGGGTCGTGCGACGCCATTATGAGCCGTTCGTTGCCGAGCTCCGCTGGTTGATCGCCAGTCGGACAGAATTCGAGCGGCAGCGTGCGCTGGATCCTCGGCTGCTCACCGATATCGAGCGCGCGGTCCGCTTCCTCTACCTGCAGCGCCTAGCATTTGGCGGGCGCGTCGTTGGCCGGACGTTCGGCGTGCGCCGCGACCAGGATTCGCGGTTCAACCTCGCCGCGCTGCGCGCCGAGCTCAAACTGCTGCGCGACCGTCTTGCATCCGTCACGATCGAGCAGCTGGACTATGCCGATCTGATCCGGCGGTATGACGGCCCGGCCACGCTGTTCTTCCTCGATCCGCCCTATGACGAGACGACAGGTTATGGGATCGAGTTCGGCCGCGATAATTATCTCGCGATGGCTGAGCAACTCGCCGACATCTCGGGTCGGTTCATTCTGTCGATCAACGATACGCCCTTCATCCGCCAAGCTTTCGCCCGCTTCGCGATCGCCGAGGTGGAGACGACCTGGTCGTTGTCGTCAGCGGCGGCCGGCCGTGGCAAGAAGGTGACGGAACTGATCATCCGCAATTGATCGTGCGGGTATCGGGCTTTTGAGAGTGGGTATCATACCCGTTCTCGATCCCGAAACCCGCAGTTTTCTGCGGGCCGTAGCAACCGGGGCGGAGGGTGCCTCCGGCCGCTCACACATTAAATTATGTGTCTATCCTTTCCTTATGAGCCGCCGACGCCGTTGATCCAAGCGACCAGCCTGCTCGAGCAGTTGCTGCGCGAGCACCGTCTCGCCAATGCCTTCGTCGCTGACCTCATCGGCCGCGCAACGCAGCGCATAGGCGGCTTTGTAAAGCTGCCATGCTCTCGGGCCACCTAGCCGCAACGATCTGCGCAGCACCTCAGATTTCATCTTTCGCATCGTGGGTGCCTCCGTTGCTTCGGCGATTAAGCAGCGCTTTCAACGTCTGGCCGCTGGTGAAGCGGCACCATGCCGTTGTTCCGCCACCGCGCCTGTTCGCCCGCGCAATGTTCGCGCGCCGAAGCGATCACCACCGCCAGATCCGTGCCGTATATGGCGAATGAGCTGACCGAACCGCACGGATAGACGATCACCTCGACCAAACGGTTCGTGGTGATCGCGTTCGTTTTCGCTGGGGGATCCGTCCAGTCCTCGTCGTCAATCTCGCCGTCGGCGACTAACTGGGCGACCGTATCAAAGTTCGAACGATGATTATTCATCATGACGGTGCACTCGAACGCGTGCTCTTCCAGCCAGGCGAGGTCCTCGGCCACAGTGCTCACGGCAGATACGCGAAATTAGAAAAGCGCCAAGCCATGTCGTTCTCACTGATCGGCGGCGGCGGTTCGGTCGACATCGCCTTTTCGATTAGCTCGAGCTCGTCCCGAATCGCTTGAATTTTCCGCGTCCACCACGCTTCGATCCACGTGTGATCGAATAGGGTTGCGCCCTTAGGGTTCGTCCCACCGCGTTCCATCGGGTTTCGGTCAGGCGTCATCACCACGACCTTGATGTCGGCCTTCCCCATCTCTTTCAACTTACGCTCGAGCCGCATCCTTTCGCGCGGGGCGATGACGACAATGACGTCGCCAGCGCGCGCGCGCTGCAGCAACCCTTCAGTTCGGCCGGACCGCCGGCTCGATTGCTCAAACACTATCCGCGCCATCGTCATGGCCGCGCCGAGCCCATGATCTTCCATCGCAAAACTCCAGTCTCCAGGAGCATCATATGCTAACCAACGCTGCGGTGCTAGCCGCGCAGCCGAAGCCGCGCGCCTATAAGAGGACGGATGGGCAGGGGCTCTATCTCCATGTCGCGCCCACCGGCACCAAATCCTTCCGGATGCGCTATCGCGACCAGGACGGGCGCGAGCAGACGTTGACCTTTGGCGCGATCTCGCTTGCCGAAGCTCGCGCCAGGCGCGACGTGGCGCGCGCGGCGATTGCGCGCGGCGAGGATCCTCGGCCGGACGCGTCCGCCGTCACCAGCTTTGAGGGCGCGGCGCGGGCGTGGCATGCGCATCGCGCGTTGGGCTGGTCGCCGGTGCACGCCGTCGACGTGATCGAAAGCCTCGAGCGCGACGCGTTCGCCGCGATCGGCGCGATCGCGCTTGGATCGATCACACGGCCCATGGTGCTCGATGTGCTCGAGCGCGTCGAGGCGCGCGGCGCGATCGAGACGGCGCGGCGGTTGCGCCAGCGGATCGAGGCGGTGTTCGAGTTCGCGCGCGCCAAGGGCTGGACGTCGATCGACAATCCGGCCGACGTCCGCGAAGCGCTCGCGGCCGCGCCAGCAAGCGGCCGCCAGGCCGCGCTGGTCGAGGTTGCCGAGCTGCGCGCGCTCGTCGCCAAAGTCGACGCGCTCGATGCCGCGCCGATCCTGCGACAGGCGTCGCGCTTCCTGGCGCTGACCGCCGTGCGCCTGGCGGCGCTGCGCGGCATGGAATGGTGCGAAGTCGAGGACCTCGAAGGCGATGCGCCGATCTGGCGCGTGCCGGCGGCGCGGATGAAACTCGGTGCGGCAAATAAGCGCGACCCCGCCAATGATCATATCGTGCCGCTTTCCGCGCCCGCCGCTGCGATTTTGCGCGCGGTGCGCGCGAGAATGGCGGTGCCGGGCGAACCATCGAGCTTCGTCTTTCCCGGGCGGGCTGGCGCTCAACCAATTGGTGCCGGCGCGATCGGCGAGCTCTATGTCCGCGCGGGCTTCGGTGGCCGCCACGTCCCACATGGCTGGCGCGCCAGTTTCTCCACCGTCATGAACGAGCGGCGGCCGGAATGTCGCGCCGATATCGACCGCACGCTAGGCCACGTACCAAAGGACATGAAAAAGGTGGAGCGCGCCTATAACCGCGCCGAACATCTCTCGGCGCGTCGCGCGTTGCTTGAGGAATGGGCCGAGGTCCTGATCGGATAA